GCTATGTTCATCCCGCCATTGATGATGCGGTTCTTCATGTTAACAAAACCATCTAATCCTAGGTTTGTTCTAGCTGCTGCTGCTGTAGATGCTCCTGTACCACCATCGGCTATTGCTAGGTCGGTGATTCCTGATACTGAGCCACCAGTAATTGTTGCGCCAGAGCTAGAAAATGTATTAGCTGTTAGGCTTCCAGAGACTACTGTTGCACCGCTAAAAGTTGTTGCGCCTGTAGCAGACAATGTAGAAAAAGCACCTGTAGATGCTGTAGTAGCACCGATAGCAGAATTATTGATTGTAGAACCAGTAATCGTTCCACCTGTGATCTTGGGTGCAGTCATGGTATATGTGCCATCACGAATACCATCTCCAGCGTCTCGGATCTGCGCCATCATATCGCGCATGGTATCGTTTACCGCAGAAGGGAGCATCCCCTCTGGCGCGCCATCTGGCGGAGCTGCTGTGTTATTAGCAGGGGTTAGAGAATATTTTGTATATGCCATAATTTTCCTTAATTACTCTGTTATTCCGAATGTAGCACCATATCCAAGGCTTAGTGCTTTCCGTTGTAATTCTTTACTAATTGGTTCTATGTTTGTTGTAGATGCTTTAGACATCAATCTTGCTGCTAACTTGGGATCTAACATGGCATCGACCAATAATTCTCTAATTTGGTCATCTGTGCCATTGTAAAGCCAATTAAGAGGTGCTACAACCTTGTTTGCTGCTGCCGGTACTTCTCCGAACATCTGTTTTCCGATGATTCCACCGATAACATTAGCTGTAGAAAGATTCTTAAATGTATCTGATCCTGGCACTCTGCCTGATTTATTTAGAACACCAGAATCTAAGTCTCTGCCAACTCGTTCTAGTATCTTTACTTGCATCTGAGACATATCTGTTTCTTTTGCTGCTGCTCGGATAGCATTAACAAATTTAGGTTGAGAAATCATAAACTGACCTACATTAATAGGATCAGGAATTGTAGAAAGAACTTTACCTCTAAAGCCTTGGGCTGCTTCTACTTTCTCAATATTTTTACTTCTTTGAGCATAAACTTTTAGATAGTCTTTGTATCCAGGTGCAGACGAATCAATTACATCATCTACAGCCTTAATAACGCTTTCTAGCTGTCCTTTTGCTAGACTGTATGCAGAACCTTCTCTATCCAAAAGACCTTGTGCTGCTGCTCTTAGATCCTTGCGAACCTCATAAAGTGATCCAACTGTATCTGCTCTGTTTACAGAGTTTTTAGCAAAGTTCATAGCATTGATAACTGTAGATCGCTTACCCACATCAGAAGCTAAAATATCGTCAATCTGTTTATTAACTACCAAAGAGATAGCAGACTGTATTTGTTGTGGTGTTTGTGTTGATGCAGCAAACGCTGCCTCCCGCATTGGTGCAGTAGCAGCCTCTCGATTAGCAATAGCAATATTAACTGCATCTTGGTCTTTAGCTAATCTATCAATAATAGCCATCCTTGCTTTATTAGCCTCACTAGCCTGTGCAGCAAACTTGCCTGTAACATCTAATGCGCGAATAGGAGTTTCTGCTGATATTAAGCCTACATCTCTACTTGCTTGTGCAGTAGTTGGTGTGTATCCAGGCACTTGTGGTTGGAACTCTTGCATCCTACGAACAGCAGTTTCTGGTTGGTTTGCTAATTGTCGTAATACATTGCCTGTAATTACTTCTCTGCCTGCCTCTGTAAATGGGCGAACAGTCTCTCTAACTGCTCTGCCTGCTGCTGGAATGGCTGTTGTTGCTGTGCCAGGAGCTACCATGCCTCCTAGCATTGCCAAACCTAATTGACCGCCTGCGCCAACATCTGCATATTCTCTACCGGCAGCCGATGCACCAGCACCGCCTACAGCAGCAGATGTTTGTAGAGGTAAGTTTTCTGTAAAAAACTTTTGTACAGCAGATGGCTGTGTTAATGCTGTTTTACCAGCTTGGTATGCTCTCTGAACTAACGCAGCAGGAGCAGCAACACCCGATACAGCAGAAGTAATATCTTGTATTACTTTCTCGCCTCTAGTCTCTGCTTCTGGCAATCCAACTTGTGTCATGCCTCTTTGTAGAACTTGGCTAGGCATTTGTAATCTAGGAATCTCTGTTCCTGTTACTTTACCTACACCACCTGTAATAAGGTTAATAAGTGTATTAAGGGCATCACCAGCTAATACAGGAAGTCCTGCTGCACCTGTAGTAGCAGCCCTAGCAGTAAGACCTAATTGCCGACCAATATCTCTACCTAATTGATTTTGGTCTTGTCCACCCAAAGACTCAGCAATTAACTTTTGAGCCTGTTCTGGTGTAGTTCCTTCTGGAACTTCAAATCGACCTATTCTGCCATCAGGCATTTCATATCGAGCTATTGGCATTATTCAAATCCTAAAAATTTAACACCTCTTGCAGATGGGATACCTAAATCTTTTGATTTTGGAACTTTATTAACTTTTTCGTAAAAATCTTTAGGCAATACTGCGCCAAGTTTTGCATCGTATTCTTGAACTGCTGTAAGGTTAAACTCGTTCTTTTTATATAGATTTCTAGAAAAATCAGCAATTTTCTCTGCTCTTTCAGCAAACCTAGTATTAGCATCAGCCATCAATGCTCGACCAGACTCTGAATTAGCAAGACTTGGAACTGCATTAATATATGCTTCAAATTCTATATTAGATGTTGCACCAGATCCAGGAGGTCTAACTTTAACAGCAGTTTGAACTACTAAAGATTTAGCCAAATCGTTTGCTGTTACTGTGTCTGTATTTAATCCTAAAGTTTTTGCAGTATCGGCTGTTAATTGAACTAACTTACCACCGCCTTTGCCTTTTAACAGTTCATTAATCTGTGTTGCAGATGTGGCAAATTGTCTTGCAGATACAGCTTGGTTAGTTAAGTTTTCTACTACACCTTTATCAATCTCTGCCAAGTTCTTTTCTGTTGGCATAACTTGAACTAATGGTTTTTTACCAATTTCCTCAAACTGTTGGAATGACATATTCTCAGGAATTAATTTCATCTGCTTTGCAGTAACAAACTCATCAATTTTTCCTGGCAACTTTGTCTGTTTTGTAGTTAATTCTGCATACTTAGCAGGGTCAACTTGAGCCAAATATTGAAGTGCTGCTGTGTTTGCTAGTGTTGGATCTACAGTTCTTGGCAGATTTGCTCTTAATGCAGCTACTGTTTCTTCATCAGCCATGCCACCACCAAACCTAGGTTCAGATAGCATACCCAATTGAGAGTCTGCACCAGTAGCCATAGGAATATTCTGTGGTCTTTCTGCTGCTTTAAGCATCTTTTGATATTGTTCTTGGGCTTGTTGCTTACGCTTGTACTCACCCAATTGATTACCAATCAACATCTGCTTTAGCGTTCTGTCAAACGATTGGTTATAGCCTTCCATGCCTGCGCCTAATGCGCTACCAAATAACTGTCCTGTGCTAATAGGTTGTCTTGTTTGTCCAGACTGTGCCAGTAAAGCAATAGCAGAATTTAACAAGGCTTGTTGTCCTGCGTTGGACTGAATACGCTGTTGCTCGGCAGGACTAAGAATTTGCGAATAGTCTTGTTGCTGACCGAATAAGGTAGATAGATCAATTGCCATATTTTATCCTAGTAAAGAATTTGGATTTCTTGCTCTCTGTAGAGCTAATAAGTTGTATAAACCTGTGTAATCAACTGCGCCTTGAGGCATTTGTTGTCTACCGCCCATCTGCATTTGTGGATAGGCTTGTGCTTGTTGTTGTTGACCACCACCTAATAAACCACTAGCAGATCTAATTCCTTGAATAGCTTGCATTGGTGATATTTTTGTAGGAGCAGATGCTGCTGCACTAGCAATCTCAGCATCTATTAAAGCCATTTCTGTAGGCAATGTGGTTGCAGGAACGACATTACCGCCAGGAGTTAACATTGCTTCTGTAGAGTAATCAAATATTGGTGCGCCACTAGCTGTTGCGCCAACTGTTCCACCAAGTGTTGCTGTTCCTATTGGCAATCCTGTATTTGCTGCACCGACCATACCTGCTGTAGTTGCACCTTCTGCTAATGCTGCTGCTTCTAATGCTGCTGCTGCTTCGGCTGCTGATGCTGCTCCAGTTGCTACTGCGCCTTCTGCTAATGCTGGTGCTAAATATGGTGCTGCAACTGCTGCAACAACAAGTGGTGCAACAATCTCCATGTTGTACCCAGTAGCTTTATCTAAATCTGCTAATCCTTGTCCTATGGGCTGTACAACAGCTTTTTCAACTTGTTCTACGACTCCGCCACACATAATTAATCCTTTAAGTGTTTGACTGTATTAAAGCCAACAGTTTTATAACCTAGTCTCTCATAAAACTGTCTGGTTTTATCCATATCTACTGCTGTTGTTTGTCCTAAATGCAGATCATCTGCACCCATATCTTTTGCCCATGTTTCTAGTGATTTTACTAGTTTAAGTGCCACTCTACTACCTCTATACTCAGGTAAAACAAAGAACCCTAGATCACTTACTCTTTTACGATTACTAAAGAAATACTCATGGGCTAGACCAGATATAAACCCAACAATTCTGTTGTGTTCTATTGCGATAAATCCGACTGCATTAGGATTCTTAAATAAATGTAGAATCTTGTGCTTTTCTGGTGTTGCGTAAGCAAACTCTGCCTCGGCTACCATTTTAGTAACCAGTTCAAAAAACTCCTCTAAACGATGTAGGGTTAGTTTTTCTATTATCAGAAGAATCCACCACCTAATAATCCACCAAGTGCTGCACCGCCTAATGCACCATAAGTACCACCGATTTGTGGGAACGCTTGACCTAGTGCGTAACCGCCTAGACCGCCTGCTATACCACCGCCAAGAACTCCTGCACCACGATTCTGATAGGTAGGCGCAGTAGTTGTTTGTGTTCCATAGCTTCCTAATGGAGTGCCATATACCGATGATAGATACCCTTGGAGTTGCTGATAGGGTAACTGTTGTCCGAACTGATAACGAGCCAATTGCTCTTGTAGAGGTTGTGCAGAGATTGCCTCTTGTTGCGCGCCCACTTGAGCCAATGTCTGCGATGGGAGGAACTGTTGACCATAAAACTGTGGTGCTAGACCAGCTAACTGAGCTTGTTGCAATTGAGCCTGTTGTTGCAGTCCTCGTTCTTGTTGATACTGTGTGCCTGCGATATTGGATGTAATATCCCCTAGAGACCGCCCATAAGCCTCTGTAGCAGTTCCTAATGCTCTTTCCATAGCACCGCTACCCAAACGACCAGAACGGCTGTAAAGGCTCGAAATGCCTGGCAATACGGATTGGCTAAACTGTTGGGTTAGTGGGCGAGTAGCTGCCTCCATCATCGCTTGTTGATAAGGATTTGCATTTAAGAATCCACCAGCAGCAGTCTGTCCGACTTGACCTAAAGATGATGTATAAGCCTGTTGAGCCTGTTGTAGAACAGGAGACTGTTGGCGAGCAATAGCTTCCTGTTGGGCAATAGCCTCAGTAGTCGCAGCAGATGGGCTTACATAGGTCTGACCAGGAAAGAACTCTGGTTGCTGACCTGTAAGAAACAGACTCTGCGCCCTCTGCAAACCTTGGGTAAGGTATGGGAGTAACGCTGGATCAATTGACGATGTGCTTGTGGTTGTTGCCATAGTTTTATCCTACGATGATGTATTTATGAGTCATGCCAGATACTGTATTAGCTGGATGGCTAATAGTGGCACTTCCGTTGGTTACTGCTGATATATAAGGCATTGTAAAAAGATTACTGGTATAGCCATTTGATGATAGATAACTCATTGTGGCTATGATGCTAGGTGTTGCTGGTCTAGTAGGTGAAGTATCTGTACCAAAATGCTCAATCGTTACACCAATATCAGATGGTCTCCAAGCTAACTCTACATAATCGTTTTTCTCTAAACCAATAAAAAAGTTTAATGAGCCAATCATATGACTTGGAATGCCTGCACTTTTTCTTTGTGAGATACCAAATTTACTGTTTGATGCTGCTACATTAGTACCATTTTTTCTAAACCATACATCTACAAACTCAGGATCATTAACTGTGCTTTTAAACTGCACACTAAACTGAATGTTGTAGAGTCCAGAGTAACCTGCTGTTAGTTTCGTATTTGTTACTAGACTTGCACCTAATGCATAGTCTGTAGTGCTAAACGACATAATATTGGCTGCTGTAGTTGTTGTCGCAGCTTGATCTGTATCGTCTTGTACTGCTAAATAAGGGTAATACGCTGTAGATGATACATCGTCTGTTGGCATTAACAGAATGACAGAATCTACACCAATACGAGCATCTGTAATTGTTGTAGTAGATGCACCGCCTGTTGCTAGAGTTACCGACCCTGTATTGTTAGTCTTGCCATTCATAATCCCATTGACTACCTCGGCTACTCCACGAGGATCGCTACCAAATGGGGGTAATGCTCTAAACATTATCTAGTTCCTAGAGGGCTTAAATCGATGTCCATTCCGACTGCGGATGTCCAACTACCTGTAGGGGTTAATTGTAGACGATGATAGCGACCAACACCACGCACAGACACTCTATTTTCGGCATCTGCTGCTGTTTGTGATCCAAATACTGTGGACTCTGTTAAAAGCCTACGAGACAACAATGCTACGCTACCAGAGCCACCCTCAACAGTAGGTTTTACTAATGTAATAGATGAGGTAGATCCTGGCACTTCTATATCGCCTGTTTCTAGGTAAGCCGTAGCGTTAGCACCTGAAAAGGTAACAATCTTTGCACCATCTACACCGGCTAACTGTAATCTGCCACCAAGCCAAAGTCTGCTATCAAAGGTAGTAAGGATTGTTTCTAATGTTCCATATGTATCCATACCTTCTAATGTAACCGCAGGGGTTGATGTAGATGCAACTCTGTCTACAGTTGTTGTTCCGCTAGTCCAACGCTGAGTCTGATAGTTGTAGATTAACAAGCTATCCGCAGTTGCAGAACTATTAGAGGCATATGCCCAAATAATAAGTTTCTTTGTTGGATCTACTGCTGCCGACATAAGGTACAAAATACCTTCATCTACATTGTCAAAAAAGAACCTGTTTACTTTTTCGTTACCAATCGGCACTACATTTTGACCATCGCAAGCATAGAAGCCATCATCACCTAAGAAGAAGGATGTTCCACCATACTGAATAATGGAGTTAGCCTCATAACATCCTAAATTACGACTAATGTTGTCGAACTGGAATACAAGAGGACTGCCAACATAAGACATCCGATGGATAGAACGATCCATAAAGACTAAACCATATTCACCGCCTGTAACACCGACTACAGAGCCACCATCAGGAATATCTTGAAAATCTGCTTGGGTCGTAGCGGAAGCTGTCCAACTAGACTCATCTCCCAATGCTGACCATTGAACCCTGTTTGGATAACTAGACT